ATGAAAAGAAAATTAAAGGTTAATGACTTCTTTTGTGGATGCGGCGGAATGGGTATTGCATTTAAAAATGCCGGGTATGAAATAGCCGGGGCATGGGACTTTGATAAATACGCCGTGGAGAGCTACCGGGCAAACGTAGGGGACCATGTACAGAAAGCAGACATTAAGGAATTGCACCAAGCAGACATCCCACAAGCGGATGTGTGGGCGTTTGGTTTCCCGTGCCAGGATTTGAGCGTTGCCGGAAAGCAACGGGGCATGATTTTAAAATGCGAGGATTGCGGCGAGGAAATAGAGATAAACCCGGAAGAGTACACGGGCAACACCATTTGCCCCAAGTGCAGCAGTAACAATTTTAAGGCGGCGAGCCGTAGCGGATGTTTCTTTGAAATGATGCGATTACTTGAAGAAACAGAGAGAGAGAGAGAACACGCCATGCCGGCCGTTATCATTGCGGAGAATGTGCGAGGGTTACGCCCGTATCTGCCAGTGTTACGCCTGGAATATGAACGCCACGGGTACACGGCACATATTGAAATGTTTAATTCCAAATATTGGAACGTGCCACAGAACCGGGACCGTTACGCAGTAGTAGGGACCAGAAATAAAAAGAACCTAACATTTACATTTCCGAAAGAGCAACACGAATTTGTACCGAAATTATCGGATTACCTGGAAAAAGACGTGCCGGAAAAATATTACTTGCCGGATGAAAAAGCACAAACCATTATAGCCCAGGCAATGGAGAAATTAGAGAAAATGGGAAAGTGCCATGCGTGCATTACGCCGGACCGTATCAACAAGCGGCAGAACGGACCGAGGGCAAAGGCAGAGGACGAGCCAATGTTTACACTTACCGCCCAGGATTTACACGGCGTTATCATCCTGGAAGATGAACAGACGGAAGAAAGCGTGGTTATGGACATTGCAGAGGAAACCGGGCTTTTAGACCCCAACGGTTGCGGTAAAACATTACGAGTTGGGGGGGCGGAAGCATCACAAAGAAGCATAACTACCAACACGTTATCATCAATCCAGGGGGGCAGAGAGCAACAGAGTTTCCCATAACAGTAACGGTCAATAAGTGCGGAAGAAATGTTTTGAAAATTGCGGATGTTTCCCCGTGCCTTACCGCAAGGGATTATAAAGGGTACGCCGGAAAGAAAGACATGATAGCAGTTATAGAAGAGCGAAAGGAACAAGACAATGGAAAGAACCAATAACCAGGGTTGCCAAATGGTGGGGATGCTTGACATAAAAGGACAAGACCAATGCCGCCGGGTGTATTCCGTGGACGGAATAGCACCAACCCTTACAACATCCGGGGGGGCAAAGGGAAGTGAAAATATTTGATACAAAGCGGTTGAGGGTGCGAAAGTTGACCCCTAAAGAATACGGAATTTTACAAGCGTTCCCTATGGATGATTGGAAACAAGTTGTTTCAGATAGCCAGGCATATAAACAATTTGGCAATGCAGTAACCACAACAGTATTTACCGCAATAGCGGAAGAGATAGCAAAAAGCATTTATGCAGCAGAAGAAAGCGAGGAACAAAACATGGAAGCAGAAAAACAAGAACTTTACCGGAATGAATGAACCGGAAGAGAAGCCAACGGCGGAAAGCATTTTGGCAGCAGCGGAAGCAGAAGCCAAGGTGGCAGCAGGACGGGAAGAAACAACTAAAACAGCAATTCCGGCAGAGGAAACCATAACACCGAACTCATTAGCCAACGGGATGTTGCAGTTTCTTCTTGATAGCGGAATCGTAGCGAGTGCGTGCGTAACGGATGAAACAGAAAAGATGTTTGCAAAGCACATTAAAGAAGAATTGGACGGAATAACGATTGGGGAAACACCGGAGATATTGAGAGATTGGGAAGCGGCACAAAACGCCGTCAATGATATGCTTTCAAAATATGCACCGGGCGGATATATGGGGAAAATCATTTATCCATTACTTACCCCATTAAAAGAGCGGTTGGAAGCCGGAGAAAGAACACCGGATTTATACAACGCCATTGTAGAAGCCACAAGGTAGGTGCGGCGTATGACATTAGCGGACATTGTGGGCGTTATGTCCGGCCCGGACCGTGTACGGATTACAAAAGGAAGCAATGAACTATTTGCCGGATATTTGGGTAATTTGGTACACATGGCAGAATATGAAGCACTTATGGCGGAAGAGGTCACACGGCTAAAAGAAAAAGTGGACATAACCCATAAAAGATATAAGGAATTGGGACTAATGCAGCCATTACACCCGGAAGAAACACCAAATTACAGTTTTTCAGATTTGCAGTTGACTATATACCGGGAAATCATATTGAAAAGCGAGGAATAACACATGGAAGAAAAAACAATGATGCCTATTAACAATCAGATTGAGCCGGATTTTTTAGAACACATCAAAAGCACCTTTAAGCGGTGGAGAGATTTAAACACCCAGGGCGTGACGATTGGGGCAAGGGAATTAAGTAATTTTGCCTTTACATTAAAAGGTGCATCCATGAATAGCCATTTGGGATTTAAGTACAATTTCAACCCACGGGGAACGGATACAGACGGAAACCCGGCAATCACATTAAAACTTTATACCAAACCGGAGCAGATGAACCCGGCAGCAGATAGGCCGGTATATGAATTTGCAGCCCCTTACATGGTTTAGGGTGCAGCAGTACAGAAAGCGAGGGAACACAACATGATGCAGAAATTAAAAGAAGAAATCACGGCAGCAGCCAACAGAGAATTAAACCGGGCAAATGAGCAATTCCCGTTATTTACATCAAAACATGAGGGCGTGGCGGTTGCCTATGAGGAATTAGAAGAGAGCAAAGAAGCCCTTGAAGAGTTAGAAACATCCTTTAAGTGCTTATGGGATGATGTGAGAGGGAAAGAAACGCCTTGTTATCTGAAAGAAGAGATAACACCGCTTAAAATCGCAGATTACGCAATTAACCTTGCGTGCGAAGCCGTACAGACGGCCGCTATGCTTATGAAATATGAAATGAGCCTTAACCCGGCAGCAGAAAGAGAGGGCGAATAATGGCAATATACGCAATTGATTTTGATAACACATTGGCTATTACCCGTTTCCCGGAAATTGTAGCCCCAAACAAAAAAAATGGTTGCTTTTGCGAAAGCGGTAAAAGCCCAGGGACACCAAATAATATTGTGGACAAGCAGAGCCGGGGCAGACCTGGAAAATGCCGTGGAGTGGTGCAGATTGCAAGGGCTTGTATTTGATGCCGTGAATGAGCCGTTACCGGAGCAGATAAAGCGGTGGGGAAACGATACAAGAAAAATCTATGCGGATTATTACATAGACGATAAGAATATGACAATAGCCCAGGTGGAAAGCACCATGAACCAAATAAAAGAGATTATGGAAGAAATAAAGGAGTGAAATAATGAAAATCAAAATTACAGATGTGTTACCTATTGTTAATCCGCCGGAAGTAGGAAGCGTACACACGGTTACAAGAAGAGAGACAGAACCACCAAGAAACAGACGCACGAAAATGTACTATATAGAAGTTGGTAAAAGGGAAATAGGGGTATATCCAAGAGAATGCAAAGTGATAGAAGAGTAGAAAGCGAGGATAAATAAATGGGATTTATGGACAATTTTACATCAGATAGCCCGGTAACAGTAAAGCAGCCGGATTATTACGAAATGGTAAAGGAAGCAGCCAAAGCGGAGTTAATCACAAATGCGGTCAATGCGGAAGTGCCAGGGTACTACATCCAAGCAATGATTACCGGGAAAAAGCCGGAATTTCTTAATACCCTGGATGCAGAGGAAGAGGAAACCGGATTTAGAACGGAATATGAACAGATAACCGGGGCGGTGGTATCAATTTTTGAAGCCTGGGAGAAAGAAAACGGCGTTGAGAGTGCGGCGGACGGATTACATAGGCTTATAGATGATTTAAGTAAAAACCGGATTGAGGAATTAAGGGTAATCAGAGAAAACAGAGAAGCAGAAAACGCAATATTAAGCAAATTACTAATTCCGCCATTATGTGGGGACGAAAGCAGAGCGGAAGAAACAGAAAGCGAGGGAACACAACATGACGCAGACGGCAGCAGTACAGAAGATAAGCGAACAGAATAGCCCATATAAAGCAATGTTGGACCGGGCCTATATGATAGGCTACACGGATGCCATGAACCAGGAGAGAAGCCACAGAAGAGCCGCTAGGGAACGCCGGGAAAGAAAAAAGTATTTTGCCATGCAGAAATTAAACGGCGTTGCATTACTGATTTTCACGGCCGTAGCAATCAAGATTTTAGAGGGGGATGCAACAATAGCATTTATAACCGTTCCTTTAGGGTTATCCATGCTTTTATCCAAAGAAATGTTGATTATCAATAAATATTATTGGAAATGCGAGGAAAAGGCGGAAAGAGGGGTGCAGTAATGAAGTTTGTTATCCAGGGATTAAAGTACGATACGGATAAAATGAAGAAAATAGCGAATGTGAAGAAATGGTATGAAACCAATAGTCCACTTGTTAAGGCAATTTACGGAAACAGAGAAGTAGGAACTACATACAATTGTGAATTGTGGAGAAGTGAAAAAGGAAATTGGCTTTTGACACATACAGAGGACTACAACACGAAAGTAGGACGCGCCATAACAGAAGAGGAAGCAAAAAGCCTTTTAATGAGATATGCACCGGATATTTACGAAACAGAGTTTGAAAAAATACCGGAAGCATAGAAAAAGCGAACCCCTATTGCAAAGGTGGGGACCTAAAACAATAGGGGTTGGAACTCAACAAAGAGAGTATAGCACAATATATAGTGTTTGTAAATGTGGTTTTTCTATATATAGGAAGAAACCGCATTGGAAAGGTTGGCTTTACATGGTTGTAAGGATTATTACCATAATTGCAGCAGTTACGGCAACGGGATTTTTCACGCTTGCCGCTTTATGGTTCATAGGATTTTTGAAAGTCCGCCAGGCGTGGGCGTGGCTTTTTGAAGATTGGGACCGTAGATTTTAATTTTTTTGACGGTGCAACCGGGTTTAGCCGTCCTTGTAATGGGCCTTAACATATCAACCATTATAGAAATATATGTTTTATATCTGCCTGGATAGGTGGGTTTTAGATAGATAAGTGAAAAGGTGGGGCAATGGGTAAAAGATATTATGACAATTACGATTATGAGGAAGCATACAAGGAGCAGTGCAAGAAGTTAGAGGAAGCAGAAATGGAAAGGTGGATGAAAGAGGGGTGGGTAAACTGCCTATACAGAACATCCACATACAAAAGCACCAATACAGAGAGCAACACAACATTGCTTGAAAGTATGGTGTACCCGTCCTTTAAATTCAAAGCAGATATGCCAAAGACGGAAAAGAAGAGAGAAACAAGCCCGTCACAATCAAACCTCAACGATAAGAACGCAAGACGGTATTTAATCCGTTTAGCCAATATCAATTTTGGAAAAGGGGATATATGGGCTACGTTTGGATGGAATAATGGGTTATTGCCGGAAACCTACGAGGATGCAAAAAAAGATGTGGTTAATTTCATACGCCGCATAAACCGCAAGCGTAAAAAGTTAGGGTTAGAAAATGCAAAGTATATTTACATAATCGCATTTGAGGAATACACACGCCCACATTTTCATTTACTCATATCCGGCGGAATAGACCGTGACGAGTTAGAAAGAATGTGGGGAAAGTGCGATAGACCAAACACCAGGAACATAAGCCCGGACGAGAATTTTTTATTAACCGGACTTGCTACCTACATAACACAGAACCCACACGGAACAAAGCGTTGGTGTCCGTCCAAGAATTTGAAAAAACCGGATGAACCAAAACGCAGTTACTCAAAATTCAGAAAAGCAAAGGTGGAGAAAATGGCCTTTGATAGTAGCGTGTTACAAGCAGAAATGGAAAAGGCATATCCGGGCTTTACGTTCCTGGATGCAGAGGTAAAGCACAACGGAGTAAACGCAGCCTTTTACATATACGCCCGTATGGTTAAAAAGGGCGAGAAGCCGAAAGGCAAGCCACAAAAAAGAAAGCGAGGGAACAAAGCATGAAAATTATTTGCACACTAAACCTAAAGGGCGGATGTGCCAAGACCACAACGGCGGTCAGCATGGCGGAGTTATTGGCAACCGGGTTTAAATCGAAGCATGGAACGGTTAAGCCTGGGAAAGTCCTTTTATTTGACAATGACAAGCAAGGGAACGCAAGCCGCCTATTTGATGCGTACCAGGGAGAAACAGAAAGCCCGGCGGCAGCAGTATTAAAAAATGCCACATTCAAGGGAAACACCATAAGACACACAAAAATTAAGAATTTGGACATTGTGCCGTGCAATTATTTTATGGAGTTGGCGGAATTGGAGATTAAGGCAGATACAGACACGCCACAACACGACAGATACCGCCGAGCGTTTGAGGAATTGAAAAACACGCCGACATTTGGAAATTATGATTGCTGCATCATAGACAACGCCCCGGATTTAGGCATGAACGTAATAAATGCACTTGTGGCAGCAGATGAAATTGTTATACCCGTGAATTTAGATTGCTATTCCCTGGACGGATTGGAAGAATTGGTGGACCAGGTAAACAATGTTAGGCAGTTGAACCGCAAAGCACACATTGCCGGGGTGCTTATTACGGACTATGAGAAATCAGACACAAGCGAAGCGGCGGAAACGTGGTTGAGAGAAAAAAGCGGATTGATAGTATTTAATACAATCATCAGACATTCCAAGAAAGTAAAAGACAGTACATTTTACCACAAAACGCCAATAGCCTATTCCGTGAGAAGCGGAGCGGCACAAGGATATAAAAATTTTATCCTGGAATGTATGGGAGAAACACGCATAGCAGAAATGCAGAAAGAGAGGGGATAACATGGGCTTTAATATTATGGACCTTATGAACGGAGCAACCAGGGCAGCAGTTGAGGGCGTAGACAACTACGAAGCAATAACCCTTAACCTGGACGAAATCAAAGTTACGAAGCACAACCGTTATAGCATGGACGATTTGGAAGAATTGGCAACATCAATTCTTATGGACGGATTGCAAGAGCCGTTAATCATTGGCCGGGTAAACGGGGAGTATCTTCTTTCCGGTGGACATAGACGGCGTGAAGCCCTTGTTATTTTGCAGAACGAGGGACACACGGAGATTACGCAGAACATCCCGTGCCGCTTTAAGGACATGACGGAAACGCAATTTAGATTATCCTTGCTAATCGGCAATACCTTTAACCGAAAAATGACCGATTACGATTTGATGAACCAGGCGGCGGATTGGAAAGAGGTATTGACCCAGGCGAGAAAGGAAAAATTGTTAGTCCTGGAAGAGGGAAAAAGGGTTAGGGATTATGTGGCGGCAGTCCTGGGGGAGAAACCAACCAAGATTGCACAGTTGGAAGCAATTAACAACAATGCCACGGAAGAGGTAAAAGAGCAGTTTGAAAAAGGCAATATGAAAATTACAAGTGCCTATGAAACAAGTAGATTATCCGAGGATGCACAAAAAGAAGTTGCGGCAGCAGTTGAAGCCGGGGCGGATATAAAGAGCGAAGAGATAAAACAGATGTCAGAAGAGAAGAAAAAGAAGCGTAAGACCGCCGAGGACATAGCCAAAGAACAAAATGTGTCAGATACCGACACATCCGAGGAAGAAAAGGCAAATGCAAAGAAATTACACGCCGTAAAAATGCTTGAAAAATATTATATCTATCTTTCCGAAGAGGAAACGGGCATTTTGGAACGGATGTTGGAAGATTGCAAACGCCGCAAGCGTGAATACGCCTTAGAGGAAGATTAAACGGGTATGGGGAAAATTATATTATTCCCCACGCACCCAGATTATTGCAAAAGGTGTATTTATTCCAGGAACAACGGAACGTGTGCAAGCGAGAAATACAACGAAAATCAATACAAGGTAAATTGCGTGTGGCATTACTGCAAATACCGGAAAGAAAAGGCGGAATATGAAACATGAGCATACAGAACATGAAGAGAAGCGAAACAACGGAGCAAATAGCCCTTTTCAATTGGGCGAAGCGGACAGAAAGCATATTGCCGGAATTGGCGTTGATGTACCATGTGCCAAACGAGGGCAAAAGGAGCAATGGCGGAATATTAAAGGCGGCCGGACTTAAAAGCGGCGTGCCGGATATATGCCTACCCGTTGCAAATAACGGCTTTCACGGGTTGTATATCGAATTGAAGTTTGGAAAGAATAAGGCAACCAAAGCCCAGGAAGAGTATATGGCAATGCTTAATGCACAAGGCTATAAAACGGCGGTGTGCTATGGGGCAGAGAAAGCCGGGGAAGAGATATTGGCATATCTCACAGAACCGGGCCGGATGCCAAAGAAAGCGTGTGTAAATGCACCGTGGATTAACGGAAAGTGTGACGGTATCAATTTACCGTCACGAATGTTTAGCCGGGAAGAGTGCAGAGGGTGTAAGAATTTTAATCCGGGAAGAGAAGAAAGAATAATAAACGAGATTTTAAGCGAACACCCGGAAAAGAGAGAAATAAAGCAAGCAATTATAAATCTTTCATGCGGTCAGACGGGAAATAAAAAGATTGAGAGTATGGAAGATACATTGGAGATTATCAACGCCACATTGGGCGGAATGGTAAAAGGCAATGAATTGACCGTGGAGCAGTCGGCAGCAGTATTAACGGTTGCTATGAAAGCCTACGAAGTAGGAAAGAAAGCGAGGATAAAAGTATGAGTGCAAAAGCAGATAAAACGGGTTCATGTTCCTTTTGTGGACAGACCAAAATAATACAGGTCCCGGAAGAGTGGGAGCAAGGGCAGATTAACGAAGCGGTAACGTGCGAGTGCGAATGTGAGCAAGCACAAGCATACGCAAAAGCAAAAGAGAGAAAGGACAAGGCAAAGAAAAGAGTAAATGAATTATTTGGTGGCGGTGCAGAAAAGCCCGTTGCGGAAGATGTGGTTAATCTTTTAATTGCAACCGTTGATGCAATCGAGGATAAACACATGAAAGGGATTACCGTTGATGTGGGGCATGGCGTAAAAGCAAAGGTTTCTAAAATGGCGAAAGAAAGTATTAAGGTTGAACGGTCGGAGAACAAAAAGACAACCTACGAAGAATAGCGGATTGGGGGGGGCAGTATTGCAAAGAATTGATGATGATATTAAAGCCACAGTAAAAAAGATTATCCAGGGCAACGAGAAACGCAAACGCCGGATGCTTAACGGGAACGCATCAGCATTTGACCGTATGGCTTATAGCGTGATAAATGAAGCCCTTAATAATTCATGCCACAACATAGATAGCGAAGCGGCACGGGAGCAGATGCAAAAACAAATATATAAAAGCGTAGTTCATTGTACGCCGTATGAAAGTATTTATGATGTGATGTGTGGCCGCCGTCAATTCTACGATTACCGCAATGAATTTATAACCGCAGTTGCCGAGGGGCTAGGAATGTTGCCAGGCAGCAGGACTAAAAAGAATACCGGATGCAGCAGTACAACGGGGACATAATAGCAAGGCAAAAGAATTTATAATTGGGTTATGGGGTAGCAATACACATAACCCATAAACCATTTACAGAAAGGGCGGTGGGACCGTGAAAGAATATGCAAAGGACTTCTACAAGTCAGCGGCATGGAAGAGAGCCAGGCAGACAGTTATTAAACGGGCCAATGGATTGTGTGAGCGGTGCAGAGCCGCCGGGCTTTATCGTCCCGGTGTGATTGTCCACCACAAGGATTACATCACGCCGGAGAATATCCACAACCCAGGCGTGACCCTTAACCTGGACAACCTGGAATATCTTTGTGAGGATTGCCATAACAAAGAGCATAAGGCAAAGCCTAACAATCGTTATCGGTTTAACAGTGACGGAAAATTATTACCGCCAAAAGGAGAAGAGCGGCGGACCACTCCCCCCGGTGGGTTGATTTTGGACGTCCCCACAAGAACCGAGGGAGATACTTCAAAAAAACTCCGCAGGGTCGCACGCATATGAGGGGGGGTCAAAATATGGCAGAAGAAACAAAAAGTAATGAGAAGAAAGCGAAAAAAAGAACAAATAAACTGACAAATGCGAGGATAAAGAAAGAGATAGAATTTCTTACGCCCATGTTTGCCGGAATAGATGACGAGGACAAGAAAAGCCTTGTAAATTCACTTGTTGAGGAAGCCGCATTTTTGAAAGTGGCTTGCTTCCAGGCAAAAGAAGAATTGAAAAAAGAGGGGCTTACCACGGAAACGGTAAACGCTTCACAGAAATTTGTAAAAGCCCACCCGTCAGCCACGATTTACGAGAAATATTCACGCCAATATACGGCAATTATTCACACGCTTATTGAGTATTTGCCGCCAAAAGAAAAGAAAAATATAAGCAGACTGGCAGCATTGCGGAATGGATAACAATTACATTTTCCAGTATTGGGAAGCCATACAAAACGGCACCGTAACAGTAGGAAAGTGGATAAAGACCATTTATGAAATCCTTGTGAATGGTTTAAAAAGTGGCAAATGGGATTTTGACGAGGAAAAGGCCAATAAGGCTATAAACTTCATAGAGAACTTTTGTCATCATTCAGAGGGACGAAACGATTTATTAAAACTTGAATTATGGCAAAAGGCCATAGTTTCGGCCATTTTTGGCATAATGGACAAGCGGACCGGTTATAGGCAATTCCGGGAAGTTTTCATAGTTGTAGCACGTAAGAACGGTAAAACATTGTTTGCCGCCGCTATTGCGGCATACATGGCATATATAGACGGCGAGTATGGGGCAAAGGTTTATTTCCTTGCCCCGAAACTGGACCAGGCGGACCTTGTGTATGACGCCTTTTATCAGATTGTCCAGGCAGATGACGAACTGGACAGTATAACCAAGAAACGCCGCAGCGATATTTATATCAAAGAATTTAATACCAGTGTGAAAAAGATAGCCTTTAACTCCAAAAAGTCGGACGGTTTCAACCCTCAAATGGTTGTCAATGACGAAATGGAAGCATGGCAGGGGGACCAGGGACTAAAGCAGTATGAGGTTATGACTTCCGCACTGGGGGCGAGAAAGCAGCCGCTTATTTTATCCATATCAACCGCCGGATATATCAATGACGGCATTTATGATGAACTCATGCGGCGTTCAACGTCATTCTTAAAGGGCAATTCCAAGGAAACAAGAATATTGCCGTTCCTCTACATGATTGACAATATCGAAGCCTGGGACGATTTAGAGGAATTGAAAAAGAGCAATCCGAACCTGGGCGTGTCCGTGTCAGAGGAATTTTACATAGAGCAGATAGAGATTGCAAAAGCGTCCCTTTCAAAGAAAGTGGAGTTTCTTACAAAGTATTGCAACATCAAGCAAAATTCCAGTGTGGCGTGGTTGGATTACTGGGACGTTATGAAAGCGGTAAACGAGGACTTACGCCTTACCCTGGAGCAATTCCGGGGGTGCTATTGCGTTGGCGGCATAGACCTTTCCAGAACAACGGACTTAACGGCGGCGTCAATCGTTATTTGGAAGAACGGAAAATGGAATGTGATTACAAAATTCTATATGCCAAAGAAGCGGTATGAAGTGGCCGTGAATGAGGATAACACGCCGTACAACATGTACAAAGAAAAAGGATTTTTGAAAATATCCGGGGAAAACCAGGTGGATTATAAGGACGTGTATAACTGGTTCATAGAACTGGTTAAGGTTTACAAAATCCGCCCGTTAAAAATCGGCTATGACCGTTACAGTGCCGGGTATTTGGTAGATGACCTAAAAATGGCCGGGTTCCAAACAGATGACGTTTACCAGGGCACGAACTTAACGCCAATCCTACACCAGTTTGAGGGGGATTTAAAGGACGGAAAGTATAACCTGGGGGACAACACCCTTTTGGCGTCACATCTTCTTAACGTGGCCGTGGAAATCAATATGAATGATAGCCGCATGAAGCCAGTGAAGATTGAAAAGCGTATGAGGATAGACGGGGCCGTTTCCGTCTTTGACGCTATGACAATGGTATCAAAATACCATAGTGAGATAGGCAAAAAACTTTTGAATGAAGCGGCATAAATGGCCGCCAGGCAGCAGGGTTTTAAAGTGGGTCAGAATTTCAACACGAATAATTTTACAATAGGTCCATGGACGTGTTCCATGGGCTTATTTTTTGAGGAAAGGGGGTAATGATACGGGAATTATAGCAAACGTATTCGGAGCCTTTAAGGCAAAATACAGACCGCTTTTATTGAGCCGTGGGGAGTATGTGCCAACCGGAACCTTACGGGACAATGATATTGTGGGAGCCATTGCGGACGCCATAGCAAAGAACGTAGGAAAGTTACAACCCCAGGTTGTCCGAAAGGACGAAAAAGGAATGACGATAAAAAACGATTACCTGGCCCGGATTTTGACTTTGCGGCCATGCCCGGAAATGTCAACGTATGACTTTCTTTACAGAATTGCGGCGGACCTGGTTTATACTTCCAATTCCTTTTCCGTGATTTTCTACAACGAGGATTTTACAAGGGTACAGAGCATACAACCAATCACCACAAAGAGTTTCCGCATTTTTGAAGATGACAAGCACCATATCCTTTTCCGCTTCCGGTGGGATTATGACGGGGAAACTTATACGGTGCCTTATCAGAATGTCATACACATAAAGGCAAGGTACAACAAAAAACGGTTTTTGGGGACTTCCCCGGATATTGAGTTAAAGCGGAGCCTGGACCTTGTGGAGACGTCCGGGGAAATCGTAAAGAACATTGTAAACCGTTCTAACTCACTGGCCGGGTATCTGAAATACAACAACCTGGCAGACAATAAGGAACTAAAGCAGATTGCAAAGGACTTCCAGGAAGCCTATATGGGGGCGGAAAACGCCGGGGGCATTGCCGCAATAGACAGTACGGTGGAATTTAAAGAGATTGTGCAACGCACGCCAAACGTGCCAGTAAATCAAATTACATTCCTACGTGATAACGTGTACCGCTATTACGGAGTAAATGAAAAGGTATTGACTTCCACCCTTTCAGACCAGGAATGGATTAGTTTTTATGAAAACGTGATTGAGCCTATCGCTATCCAATTAAGTTATGAGTTTACTTTTAAACTTTTGACACCAAGGGAAATAGGGTACGGGAACAAGATAGAGTTTACGGCTAACCTTTTGCAGTATGCCACATTACAGACACGTGACACAATCGGCGGAAATATGTTTGACCGTGGGGCCATGACAATAAACGAATACCGGGCACTTATGTATTATGGTCCGGTAGATGACGGGGACGTGAGAATGGTATCACTCAACTACGTGAAAGCCGGGGACCAAAGCCTTTACCAAGTGGGGCAGGGCGGCGGAAGCAGTGACCAACCGCCGGACCCAGGGACGCAGCAGGACAAACAACGCAGGGCAATGGAAGCCGCCGCACGTGCCTATTTTGAGACTATGAAAGGGGGTTAAGGATATGCCGAAAGCACCAAGCATTTTGAAACTTTGCAAAGACCCGGCAAAGGCTACGGTTGGGAAGTTTTATGAGTTTAAGAACGCAACGGACACAAGCGTGGACCTTTATTTTTACGGGGACATTGTAAGCGATTGGTGGGGAGCCTGGCAGGAAGAGGACCAGTACCCGGAAGCAATAAAGAATTTCCTGGCAGAAGCCGGGGGAAAAGATTTGAATATTTACATCAATTCCGGCGGCGGTTCCGTATTTGCCGGAATAGCCATTTACAATATGCTAAAACGCTACACGGGAAAGAAAACTGTGTATGTTGACGCACTGGCCGGGTCCATTGCTTCCGTAATCGCATTTGCGGACAGCGATATGCCCACAATCCCGTCCAATGCCTATTTGATGATACATAAGCCGTGGGTGGTTTGTGACGGGAACGCCACAGAGTTGCGGAAAATGGCGGACACACTGGACGCCGTGGAAAGCGGAATTTGGGCGATTTACGAAGAACATTTAGCCGAGGGCGTAACCATTGAGACAATAAAAGAACTCATGGAAGCGGAAACCTGGTTAAATGGCACCCAGGCCGCACAGTATTTCCGGGTAAAGGTAGGCGAGGAAAACACCATGGCCGCCGCCGTCCAGGAATACACAAAGTTTTATTGCCACAATGTACCGCAAAAACTTCTTTCCGGGGAAAGCAACGCAGGGCAGCAGGACCGGGAGAAGCGGAACAAAATTATTGAACTTACTATGGCACACATGGGCCAGTAAGAAGATATGAAAGGAGATTAGAGACATGACAAGAGAAGAATTACTGAAAATGTCCAAAAAGGACCTTAAAAACAGACTGGCCGAACTGGGAAAGAACGCACAGACGCTTTCCGGCCAGGAGTTGACGGACGCCATGGACGAAGCAAGGACCATAGGCGAGATTTTGGACGAAATCAAAGGCCGGGAAGAACTGGAAGCCGCCGCAAGGGCAGCAGGAGCCGCAGACCCGGACGAGGGAGACGGAGCAGGAGAGGGAAGCAAAGAGCCGCAGGACCAGGAGAGAGCAAAGAGGGGCAAGACCTTAAAGGACGGGAAAAAGACGTTTTTTAAGGGCAAGGCACTGGCAGGGATTAAGAACACCCTTACAACGACAACGGGCGTAGTAATGCCGAAGCACACAAGCCCGGACATTTCCCCCACGTTCAACAATGTATCTTCCCTCATTGACAGGGTAAAGACCGTTCCCCTGGTGGGCGGTGAAAGTTATCAGCGTCCCTTTGTGAAGTCTTACGGGGACGGAGCCGGAAGCACCGCAGAAAACGCAGATTATAACACGTCTGAACCGGAATTTGGTTATTCCGACATTGTACGTGAGAAAATCACGGCATATGCAGAGGAACCGGAAGAAATGCAGAAATTGACAGACGCCGATTATGACGGCGTGGTGGAAGAGAGCGTGACCCGTGCAATTAAGCGTTACGCTTCCCGTCAGATTTTGGTGGGAGCAGGCGGAACCGGAAAATTCCGTGGCATTTTCTTCAACCCGGCAAAGGCGGCGGACGATATTATTGACCGCAATACGGACATTACAACGATTACCGCCATTGCAGACGATACCCTGGACGAGATTATTTACTCTTTCGGTGGGGACGAAGATGTGGAAGACATTGCCGTGTTAATCCTCAACAAGAAAGACCTTAAAAAGTTTGCAAAGTTGAGGGATAAGCAGGGGCGTAAAGTCTACACCATTGTGAACCACGGCAACACGGGAACCATTGACGAAGTGCCTTATATCATCAATTCCGCTTGCGGAGAGATTGGCGGCACCGAAGGAGCCTATTGCATGGCATACGGCCCGTTGAGCAATTATGAGGTTGCAATCTTTTCCGACATTGACGCACAGAAATCCACAGAATACAAATTCAAGCAGGGGCAGATTGCCTATAAGGCTTGTGTATTCATGGGCGGCAACGTGGTGGCAAAAAACGGCTTTATCCGTGTGAAGAACGCACAGGCGTAAGGGCGGCATGAGAAAGGCGGCGGACAATGAATAAAACTGAACTGGTAGCGAAAGCAAAGTTGAGGTTGCGTAAAATGTCCGCCGATACCCTGGACGAAGATGTGGAGCAGCTTATAAATGTTGCACTGGCAGACCTTAAACGTATCGGCGTACATTCTTCCTACCTGGACCCGGAAAACATCAAAGACCCGTTGATTATTGAAGCCGCCCTGGTGTATGCAAAGGCCAATTTTGGAAACCCGGAGAACCACGGCGAGTTAATGGCGGCGTATGACATGATTTGCACGAAAATCAAAGGGGGCGGCTACCATAGAAGCAATAGTGACACTGTTAGTTAAAAAAAATCAAACGGAATACCTGGAAAAAGAGGTATTCGCAGAAATCAACCCGGTAGGCCGTGACGAGTTTACGGCAGCCGGGCAAAAAGATTATAAGGCGTCCATGATGATTGAAGTATGGGGATTTGAGTATGAGGGCCAGACGGAAGTTATGGTGGACGGCAGGAAAATGGCAATCTACCGGACGTATGGACCGAAGAACACCGGAAAGGTTGAACTTTACGCCGGGGAAAGGATAGGCAAAAGTTGAGAACGGACATTGACGGGTTAGACGAAGCCATAAAGAACGAATTGGAAAATTGGAGCAATGGAGAGTTAAGACGTGCGGTAAATGAAAGCCTGGAAGAAACGGCAGCCGCAGCCGCCGAAAGTTTAAGACGGGGCGGCCCTTACCATGAAAGAACGGGAAAATACACCAAGGACTGGACGCATGACCAAAGGAGCAGCAGGACAAGCGTTATTACCGGATTAAATGGGTACAGTGTTTACAACAAAAAACACTATCAGTTGACCCATTTACTGGAAAAAGGGCACCAGTTACGCAAGGGCGGCAGGAAAGTAGGAAATGTAAAGGCGTTTGAACACATTGCACCAGTAAACGAAACCCTGGGAGATTTGGCCGTTTCAAAAATCCGTCAGAAAGTGAGGGGATAACATGACCGTAAATGTAGGCGTTTTGGTGGAGAGGACAAAAGCATTTTCAAAAAAGTACGGTGTACCAATTACAAAAAACCAGTTTGAGGGAACACTGGATGACCCGGTGCCGGAACTTCCATACATGGTTTGGTTATCTTCACATGAGACGGGAAGAGGGGCGGACGGGTTTAACAACCTAAAAGCCCAGGACGTTGACTTTGAACTTTATACGAAGCAGGACAACCAGGAGCGTGAGGACCTGGCAAAAGCATTTGAAGCGGAAGTGTTGCCGGACGTGGAATATGACGTACTGGTTGCACCTATCCCGGACGAGGAATGTTTCCAAACGGCGTATGAAGTCCGAGGGTTATTGACAAAAACGAAAGGAGTAAACAGAGCATGAACAAAGAAAGCATTGTTTTAGGTTCCGGCGATTTATATTGTACCGAGTTTACGGGAACAAATGCGGCGTTGCCGAGCAACGAAGTATTGGAAACCGAGGAAAACCGCCTGGGCCATATCAAAGGCGGTGCAGAAATCGAGTATGCACCCTCTTTCTATGAAGCCAAGGACGATATGGGCAAAGTTTCCAAAGTTATCCTTACGGAAGAGGAAGCAACCTTTAAATCCGGCATTATGACATGGTGCGGAGAGACGTTGAAAAAGTTGTGTCAGACCGCAAGAGTGACCGAGGACGCACAAAAGAAAATCCGCACTGTCAAGATTGGCGGCGTGGGAAATGCGGACGGAAAGCGTTATGTTATTCACTTTGTCCATAAGGATAACGTGGATGGAGATATAAGAGTAACCATTGTGGGAAACAACCAGGCCGGATTTACGATTGCCTTTGCAAAAGACAGTGAAACGGTCATTGACGCAGAGTTTAAAGCCCAGCCCATGGACAAAGAGGGCACATTGATTACCTACCAGGAAGAAATGGACGTTACCGCCGCAAGCGGAGAGTAAGGACAGTAAGAGCGGCCAGGGAGCGGAACCCGGGCCGCTTATTTTGAAAGGAGAAAAAGACCATGGCAGTAAAGGAATTTAATTGCAACAAGTTAAAAAGGACGTTCTGGCCTTTTACCTTAAAGGACAAGGTGGACGAAAACGGCAATGTGGTGGAAAAAGGAAAGAAAATTGTGGTCCGTATGCCGCAGAAGAAAGTTTTTGAAGCAATCAAGGAAATCCCGGACCTGGACGAAGATAACGCCACCGCAGAGGACACGGAAGCAATTTACCGCCTTGTAGCAGCAGTCTTAAACAACAACATGGGAAAGGTTCCGGTAACGGAAGAGGACGTGGCGGACTATGACATTGAAGAGTGTACCGCCATTCTCAACGCCTACATGGAATTTGTGAATGAGTTAAAACAGAACCCAAACTAATCATGCCCTTTTATCCACGCCAGGATAAAGGGGACGAGATACCCTATACGCTATCTACACGCCCGGAAAAACTGGTAATGGATTATTGCCATATCGACATATACGAAGTCCAGGAAATGGAAATAGATGTGTATTTGTTTTTCATGCGTGAAGCAATGATTTTTGAAAATTCAAAGACAGACGAGGGACAGGAATACCTTAGAAATTGTTGGAGAATGGAGCAGACGAAGCCGGACCGTGAGGGATTGCGGAAGAATTTTAGAAAGAAAGGGGGTTAAGAAGTGGCAAATAGCAAAATCAGAGGAATTACTATTGAGATTGGCGGCGATACTACAAAACTGGACAAGGCCTTGGGAAGCGTTGATAAAAAGGTAAAGGGAACGCAAGTTGAACTTAGGGAAGTAAATAAACTTTTAAAAATCGACACAACCAACACGGAAATGTTGGCACAAAAGCAGACCCTTTTGACAGACGCTATTTCTGAAACAAAGGAAAAACTGGATATTCTGAAAAATGCAGAAAGCCAGGTGCAGGAGCAATTTAAAAAAGGCGAGGTTTCAGAAGAGCAGTACAAAGCCTTAAAAAGAGAACTGGGAAGAACAGAAGTAGAACTTGCAAATTTAGAGGAAGCGGCCAGGCAGACAGACACGGCCATTGAACAGTTGGGGAAATCTTCCAAACTTTCCGGCGAAGAACTGAAAGAAGCAGAGGAAAAGGCCGGGGCTTTTAAAGAAACACTGGGCGATTTGACCGGAAAGGCAGAAACGGCAACCAAAGCCCTGGGGGCCGGTTTTGTTGCCGCCGCTACATATGCCACGAAATTTGAGACAGATTGCGACAAGGCTTTAAATACCGTTATTACGCAGACGGGGGCAGCAGACACAGAAGTTGAGGGGTTGGAAGAAACCCTTTTAAGCATTTATAAAGACAATTTTGGCGAGGATATTAACGACATTGCATTAGCAATGTCCGCAGTTAGGCAGCAGACCGGACAGACCGGAAAAGAACTGAAAAGCACAACGGAAAACGCCATTTTAATGCGTGATACCTTTGATATTGATGTGAACGAAAGCATTAGGGGCGTAAACGCCATGATGAAACAATTCGGCATATCATCAGAGGAAGCATATAACCTTTTAGCCCAGGGGGCACAAAAAGGATTGAACCAAAACGGAGATTTGGCGGACCAGTTGGCGGAATATTCCGTTTACTATGCAGACATGGGATTGTCGGCAGAGGAAGCATTTAACATGATAGCCAACGGAGCCAAAAACGGCACTTTCCAGGTGGACTATTTGAATGACGCCGTGAAAGAGTTTGGTATCAGAGCGAAAGACGGAACATCAGACGAAGCATTTAAACAGTTGGGCCTTGACGTGGACGATTTAAAAACAAAGTTTGCACAAGGCGGAGAGGGGGCAAAAGAAGCATTTAAGACCGTAAATGAAGCCCTTTTCTCATGTGATGACGAAGTACAAAGAAACCTTTTGGGCGTGGCAATGTACGGGACCAAGTGGGAAGATTTGGGAGAGGACGCCATACGTGCCTTAGTGGACACACAAGGGGAAATATCGGCAACCAATGACGCACTGGGAACGATAAACGAGAATAAATACAATGACCTGGGAAATCAGATTGAAGAGTTAGGCAGAAACCTTAAAACGGACCTTGTAAAGCCGATAGGCGAGGAACTAAAGCCCGTAATAAGTGACGTAATCAAAGAAGTAAAAGGAAAGATACCGGAAGTTAAAACACTTGTGCTTGCAGTAGTGAGCAAGGTAAAAGATTTTATTTCTTTTATGTCGAGGAATGGGACACAAATTATTTCTATTATTGCCGGAATTGCCGCCGGAATGTTGGCGTGGAACGTGGTAACTATGATACAAGGGCTAGTGGCGGCAATAAAAGTATGGAAAGCAACAACCGAGGGCGTAACCATAGCACAGAAAATTTTGAATACAGTAATGGCCGCCAATCCGATAGGCATTGTTATAACAGTGGTGGCCGCACTGGTAGCCGCATTAGTGACGCTTTTTGCAACCAACGAAGATTTTAGAAACAAAGTCATAGCGGTATGGGAAGCGGTAAAAGAAGCGGCGTCAAAAGTTTTCGGTGCAATAGCGGACTTTTTTACCGTTACGATACCAAACGCCTTTAACGGTTTTATAAATTTCATAAAAAGCAACTGGCAGGCCCTTTTATTATTGATTGTAAACCCGTTTGCCGGGGCTTTTAAACTTCTCTATGATAATTGCGGTGCTTTCCGTGAATTTGTGGACAATTTTGTACAAAATATAAAGCAATTTTTTCAAAATTTGTGGAACGGCATTGTATCCATATTCCAGGGTGTGGGTCAGTGGTTTATTGCGAGATTTACGGAAGCCTATAAAGGCGTGACGGGCGTATTTGCGACAATCGGCCAGTGGTTCGGTGCAAGGTGGCAGGATATAAAGAACGCCCTGGCAACGGTGGCGTCCTGGTTCCTTACCATGTTTACCAACGCCTACACCAATGTGAAAAACGTATTTGCCTTAATCGGCCAGTGGTTCGGTGCAAGGTGGCAGGATATAAAGAACGCCCTGGCAACGGTGGCGTCCTGGTTCCTTACCATGTTTACCAACGCCTACACCAATGTGAAAAATGTTTTTTCTGCAATCGGTTCATGGTTCGGTGCAAGGTGGACGGAAATAAAAACCGCCCTTTCCGCCGTCCCGTCATGGTTCGGTACGCAGTTTCAAAACGCATGGACGAATATTAAAAACGCATTTGCCAACGTGACTTCTTTCTTTTCCAGTTTATGGGAGAAAATCAAAGGCTGTTTTGTGAATGTGGGCGTAAAAATCGGTTCAGCCGTTGGGGACGCTTTTAAATCAGCGATAAACAGTTGTCTTTCCACCATAGAGGGCGTTGTAAATAAATTTATTGGGATGATAAACGGGGTAATCGGAGTTATCAATGAGATACCAGGCGTTTCCCTGGGAAAGATAAGCACACTTTCTTTGCCGAGATTGGCAAAGGGCGGAATATTGAAAGAGGGCACCGCCATGGTAGCGGAAGCAGGCCCGGAACTTCTTAGTATGGTAAACGGAAAGGCGGTTGTAACGCCGCTTTCCGGTAGTGCAAAGAACCAGGCCATGGAAAACGCAGGAAAAGGCGGCGGTGGGTATGTTCAGAATGTGAACATCACAAGCCCAAAGGCATTAAGCCCGTATGAGATAGCGAGACAGACCAGGTTACAGACAAGAAGTATGATTTTAGCAGTACAAAGGGGGTAAGGGAAAATGTCAGACATTAAAGTGGTTTGCACCAGTGACAAAAACGTGTCCACTACCTTTACCTGGGACGATTTTACACCGTTCCACCTGGTAGATATTGAGGGAATTTACGGCATTGAAAGCAACGTGGTAACGAGCGAGAACACGACAACGGACGGCAGCACCTACCAGGGAGCCACCGCAAAAGAAAGAAACATTGTTATTACCGTGGAAATGGACGGCAATTATAAAGAAAACCGTAACCTTTTATACCGCACGTTCCCCATAAAACGGACGGGAACAATGCAGTACATAGAGGACGGAGAAGCCAAGGCCATAGAATACAAGGTTGAAAGCGTCATACCGGGAGCCACAACGGGAGTGGTGCGTGATTACACCATTTCCCTAAAATGCACGGACCCGTATTTTAAGGACCTGGCAGACATTGAAGTGGTTATGGCGTCATGGGTAAGTGACTTCTATTTCCCGGCGTGCTTCCCGGAAGAGGGACGGATATTTGGGCACCGTGAAGCGGATTTGGTAAAAGAGATTGAAAACGAGAGCGGAGCGGACAACATAGGTATTGTAGTTATATTCCGGGCGGACGGAGCCGTGAAAAACCCGGCCATTTACCACACGGAAAGCGGAGAATTTACCAAGGTTGGATATTTAGACAATGATTTTATCATGTCATCCGGCCAGTACGTGATTATAAACACCTATACGGGGAAGAAAAACGCCTACCTTTTGGACGGCGTGACCCAGGCGGAGATTGAGAACCACAAAGACAATTACGGGGTCATTGACTGGGACACCGTTATTGAAAAATACGGGACAGTAATAAACGAATACCTGGACGAGGACGGGGAATTTATCCAGTTGCAGGACGGAACCAATACATTGACATACACGGCGGACGAGGGAACCAATTACCTTTCCGTGTCGGTATATTACAGAATTTCTTATTTGGGGGTGTGATTATGGAAATACACGTTTATGACAGAAACCTTAGACGCCTGGGCCATATTGAAAACCACACTTCCCTGCAATGGCACCGCAAATATTATGAATGCGGCACGTTTGAGTTACATTGTCCAGTAACGGCGGAAAATTTACGGCTATTGCAACCGGGGAACATTATAACCAAGGGGGACAACAAGCAGGAAGCCGCCGTGATACGTGGGGACCAGGCGGAAGAGGAAAGCACACTGGTAAATGAGATTACCAGGAACGGTTTTTTTCTTCCCGTCTACCTGGGGGACCGGCTGACCGGGCCGCAGTTTAATTTTAACGGAACCGTAGAAGCAGCCATGCAATACATGATTGGACGCATGGAGAAAATCCCACTTTTGCAGATAGGAGACATGACCGGAGACACCACAAAAGTGCAATTCCAGGCAACATATAAGAATGTCCTGGAATACTTCACAAAGTTGGCGAGGTTTGCAGAAATAGGGTTCCGCATAGTACCGGATTTCAAAAAAAAGACTATGACCTTTGAAACCTACAAAGGCGTGGACCGTACCCAGGCACAAGGAGAAAATCCAAGGGTCATATTTTCGGAGGGTTACGACAATCTAAACCAGGCAAAGCACAATTACAGTGACGCAACCTATAAAACCAAAGTAATTGTGGGCGGAGCCGGGGACGGCCTGGCCCGTATCTTTGTAACCGTGGGCGGCGGAACCGGGTTTGATTTACGGGAAGTGTTTTTGGACGCCAAAGACATAAACAAAGAAGCACTTACGGACGCCGAGTATTTGGAAGCCCTTAAAACCAGGGGGCAGGAGTTTCTTAACGAAAACAAGATATTTGAAAACTTTGAAGCGGAAGCGGAAGCAGATGTTAATTTTACCTACGGAAAAGACTATGACCTGGGGGACGTTGTGACCGTAAAGAAGAAAAAGTGGAACACCGCACAGAACCTTAGAATTACGGAACTTTGCGAGGTTTACGAATATGGGGGTATGTATGTGGTGCCTACTTTTGGGGACGCCCTACCCACAACAATAAAATGGGACGAATAGAGGAAAGGAGAGGAAAAAGACCATGGCAGTAAGAGGATTTTTTTACAATGCTACCGACCTAAACGATAAAGAGCATATGTATAACGGCCAGGACATGAACGAGGATAAAGCCCCGTTCTATAAAGAGGGCGTTGCATACGGTCATTTGCAAGTGACGGCACCGGGCGGCACCATGGAAGTGACGGTGGACGGCGGCACCAGGACCGGGTACGCATATATCAATTTACATACTATCCACAATACCGCACCGTTGACCCTTACATTGAGCCAGGCAAGCGGAACGCTTCCAAGGATTGACCGCATTGTATTAAGGAATGACGAAACCGAAAGAAAGCCGAGTATTTACGTCTTAGAGGGTGCTTTTTCAAGCAATCCGCAGGCCCCGGAACTGGTAAACAATGATGTTATCCAGGAAAAGAGCCTGGCCCGTGTCTATGTGGCCGCCGGAGCGGTTGAGATTACCCAGGCAGACATTACGGACGAAAGGCCGGACAAGACGGTTTGTGGATTTATCGGTTCACAGTTTGAAGAACTGGACTTTTCCCAGTGGTCCGCCCAGTTTAACAAATGGTTTTCAAGCGAGAAAAAAGCGGTGGAAAAAGACCATGCCGCTTTCATCAAAGAGTACACCGCTATGGTGCAGCAGTTTCAGACAGAGCGGACGGCACAGTGGGACGAATGGTTTGCGGCAAAGCAGGAGCAGCTTGCCGGGGACGTGGCCGGAAAATTGCAGTTGCAGATTGACGGGTTAAGAACCAAGGTTCACAACATGGCCCACAAAGTCAATGTTGACTACTTACTGGAAACAATCCAGGCGGCGGTCACGGTAACGCTCACGAACATTACAACGGGAACGGTGCAGACGGCGGAAATTACAGAAAGCGGCATAGGCTTTTACATCACGGAAGCCGGGGACTATACCCTGGAAACCAATATGGAAAGCGTTATGGTAACGCCAAAGCGGCTTTCCATTGATTATATGAACCTTATGCACACAACAACGGTTTCCTTGCGTGAGGGCACCAATATGGCCTATATCGGCAATTACATGGGAACGTATTTATTAAAAGAAAGCGAGGTATAACACATGAAAGGATTTCCTAAAGTAATCAAAACCAAGTCCGACCTGGTAAACACCTTTAAACTGGTGCAGAAAAAGAAATTGAAAAAAGAAGATTGGTTGGCAGCAGTTGAAAAACTGGAAAATCAGAACTGGATTATGTGCCCGGTCATTGAATTGTCAGAGGACAGAAAGACGGTAAAAATTATGTTTTGTGCAGAGGTGGCAGCAGGGCAGAAAATCAAGAACGGAGCCGTTTACCCTACCGTCCAGGCCGTTGAAACGGTGGAAGTGGAGAAAGATACCACCGAAGCGGAAAACGCCGCCACAGAGGGCCAGGAAGCCGCCACAGAGGGCCAGGAAGCCGCCACAGAGGGCGAAGCGGCAGCAGGACAGAACAACACAACCACATTTACGGTGCTTACCCTTTCAAAAGCCGTAAACATTGGCACGGTAACAATCGGTATTCCGGCGGCGGTTACGTTCTATGACCGTATGGGTATCACGGAAGAGGAAGTGGAAGAAATGAAAGGAGCGTTGGCATAATGAGTAGACTTTTTATTTATGACGAGAACATGACGGACGAGCGGGCCAAAATCACGGTTGCCAAAATGGCGGCCATTTCCGACATTGTGGCACCGGAAAAAGAGTATATCCAGTACAGTGCCCAGGGAGCCGTCACAATTATGGCCGGGTGCGTCATTGCGGTAGGGGAAAACGCAGTATTTAAGACGGCGGAAACAGTCATTACCAAAGCCAATTTGGACCAGGGAAGCGATTTTGTACACGGTTCGGACTATTATATTTACATTTGCGACCCTGGGACGGACGCCCAGGACGAACTTTATTTGATTTCCTTAAATTCTTCCTGGCCGGACGGGGACGCCTGGGACGATACCAATACCCGTAAAATCGGCGGTTTCCATTATGGCCGTGTAAGAAATACGGACGATTACGGGCGTGCGGTCAATGCGTCCGGGTCCGTGAGGGGCAGCGGTTGGGAGAGCAATACCCGTGTGGATATTCTGCCTAACAGTGTATGGACCACAAAACACCGTCCGAAATGCGACCCGTCCGGTATGGTGTACCTGGGGAACGCATTATGGGGAGACATTTACCTTTCCAGTGATGACGGGGCAAACGGTTTGCAATCCGTGTACGGCGGAACGCCGATAACCGGGACCGAGGGCGTTAACTGGTATATTGCAGGAGAACGGGCCAGACGTGTAGGGAAACGCTTGCCGGATTACATGGAATTTACCGTGGCAGCAGACGGAAGCCCACAGGGCCTTGACGCTTCCAATGCCAACGGACACACGGCCACCACAAACAAGGCGAGAACCACAGTTGGAAAGATTGCCAACGCCATAAGTGCATTAAATATTTGTGACCTGGTGGGTAATGTGTGGAAATGGCTTAATGAACTTTTGCACGACCCAACGGCGGCAAGTGCGGCATGGTATGACGTTTTTGGCGGCGGTTACGGCCAGGCGTATATGTATTCAAGCACTGGCTTGCACGCCCTCGGTGGCGGCGGCAACTGGGGC